GCTGCACCTGGAGCTAAATGGAAAAGCCAAGAAAACACTTGGTACTTTCCTAGTGGAGCAAGACTAGAGTTTGGATATTGTGAAAACTTACAGGATGTTCTACGATATCAAGGTCAGTCTTACTCTTGGATTGGAGTAGATGAGTTACCACAGTATGCAAATCCTGATATCTGGCAATTCTTGAGATCATCATTGCGTACTACAGATCCTACTATTCCTCTACACATGAGGGCTACAGGAAACCCTGGTAACGTAGGATCAGCTTGGGTTAAGAAGATGTTTATAGATCCTGCTGAACCAAATACTAGGGTAACTGAAAAAATAGAATATGAGTTAGAAGGTAGAACACTAACTAGCGAGATAACTAGAAAGTTTATATCTGCATCTGTATGGGATAATCCATACTTGACACAAGATGGTAGTTATGTTGCAATGCTTGCTTCTCTACCTGAAGTTAAGAGGAAGCAATTCTTATATGGCGATTGGGATGTAGTTGAAGAAGGTGCATTTCCTGAGTTTGATAAGACGGTGCATACGTGCGAAAGTTTTGAGATTCCGAAGGGCTGGACGAAGATTAGAGCAGCCGACTTCGGATACGCGGCCCACTCCGCTATTCTATGGGGGGCTGTTGATTTTGATAATTGTTTGTGGATATATAGAGAGTTGTACGTTAACCGTTTGACTGCTGATAAGCTAGGTCAGATGATTATGGAAGTAGAAGAAGGTGATGGTAGAATACAAGATGCATTGTTAGATAGTTCTTGTTGGGCTAGAAGAGGTGATGCAGGACCATCAATAGCAGAAACCTTAAATAGAGAAGGATGTAGATTTAGACCATCAGATAGATCACCAGGGTCTAGGGTTGCAGGTAAAATAGAATTGCATAAAAGACTGATGATAGATGAAGAAACAAAAGAACCAAGCATTGTTATAATGCAGAACTGTAGAAATCTTATAAGTCAGTTAGCAGCTTTACCAGTAGACTCTCGTAATCCTGAAGATGTTGATACTAAAGCTGAAGATCACTTGTATGATGCGTTAAGGTATATGATTATGTCAAGACCAACTAATATACGTACAGCATACGAGAATACTCCAAAGACTAGGTATCAACCATCTGATTCAGTGTTTGGATATTAACATGGAAGTTTTTGTATATATACTTATAGTTTTAGCATTAATGCTTGCTGCTAGTGTATTTATATGGGCCACATATTCAAAAGACTAACATAAGGAAAAAATATGGCAGATGATAACGATATAGTAGTACTAGATGATGTAGAGAATACAGAAGAGTCCTACGTTAATTTAGTTAGTTATGTTAAGGCTAGATTTGATAGAGCTAAAGATGGTAGATATACAGATGAAGAACGATGGGTGCAAGCCTACAGAAACTATCGTGGTATATACGGACCAGACGTACAATTTACAGAAACAGAAAAGTCTCGCGTATTTATTAAAGTAACTAAGACAAAAGTTCTTGCAGCATACGGTCAGATTATAGATGTTCTATTTAGTCAGAATAGATTTCCTATCGGTGTAGAACCAACCACCTTACCCGAAGGTGTATATGATAGTGTACATATAGATCCTAAAGAAGAAGAACAAGAACAAGCTTTTGAAGAATTTAAGAGTATATATGGTTTTCCTGGTGATGGCAATGATCTAGAACCAGGTGATACTTCAGCTATATTGAATGAGAAACTTGGTGCATTAGAAGATAAACTAGAAGATTTAGAAGGACTTAAAGAAGGTCCAGGTCAAACACAATCAGCTATTACTTTCCATCCTGCTATGGTTGCAGCTAAGAAGATGGAAAAGAAAATCAAAGATCAACTAGAAGAATCAGCAGCGACTAAACATCTTAGACATTCTGTGTTTGAGTGTGTATTGTTTGGCACTGCTATTATGAAAGGCCCATTTGCTTTTGATAAAGAATATCCAAATTGGGAAGATGATGGCACATACGATCCAGTAATTAAAACTGTACCTAAAGTAGAGTATACATCTGTTTGGGATTTCTATCCTGATCCAGATGCATATAATATGGAAGACTGTGTATATGTTGTTGAACGTCATAGACTAACCAGATCACAACTTAGAGCATTAAAGAAACGTCCATTCTTTAGAGGTAAGTCTATTGAGGCTGCTATTAAAGAAGGTGAAGACTATAGCCGTGAGTGGTGGGAAGATAGTTTAACAGATAATGAAACTGCATCAGACTTTGGTGGAGAAGGTTTTGCTGGTTATGGTGGAGATGTTGAAAGGTTTGAAGTATTAGAGTTCTGGGGTACGATAGATAAAGACATAGCAGAGAGCCAAGGACTAGAGATACCTGAAAATGAAATCAAAGATGATGAGATACAGATTAATTGTTGGGTGTGTAACAATCAGATACTAAGGTTAGTTATAAACCCATTCGTACCAAAGCGTATCCCATACGTTGCAAGTCCATACGAAATCAACCCATATAGTTTCTTTGGTGTAGGTCTAGCAGAGAACATGGACGATACTCAAACATTAATGAATGGTTTTATGAGATTAGCTGTTGACAATGCTATCTT